AGGTTGGTCAGATTTCTGTGTCAAAATGCATCAGATTATCCTGCGTATCAATCACCAGATTCTGGCCTTGATGTGATTCGTCCGGAAAAGGATGTGTACAGCACAGGCATCTTCTTGGGCAACAGATACAGGTCCAGAAGTTTGCAGGACAAGTACAGAGACGGATACATTGACTACTAATGGCAAAGGGAATAAACAAGAAGAACATCGAAAAGCTGAAGAAGTTTGTATACTCTGAACGAAATATTCCAAATGATCGAAACACAGGCCAACAGCCATCTGCAAGTAAAGCAGTACGGCCAAGGTGATGTGTGGGAACTTCAGCCAGAAGAACTTGATTACGTTGTTCTATGGGCAATTGAGCAAGGTGCATCTGTTACTGATCGAACATTGACCTATGACATCAGATTGATCTGCATGGACAGGGTACTTCCAGGAGAAGAAAACGAACACGAAGTGATGTCAGACACAATCTTGATTCTGATGGATTTCGTGGCCTATTTCAGACAACTGCACACGGAGAAGTTGAGCATCCAAACATCAGTTCAGTTTGAACCATTCACAGAAAGATTTACGGACAAAGTTAGCGGCCATTCATGTGTGCTGTCAATTACACAGCCATTTGCGTATGATCGCTGCCAAATACCAACAAGTTAAAAAAATAAAGTAATGCAATACCAACAGAAAGCAATCGCGTCTAAAGGAAGTAAAGTTCTGACAGGCACATCAGCACATCCATCATTGAATGGTTATGCAATTATTGTGCAGGAAGATACAGTCTTCACGGCATTTGAAGTTGATGGAACTGGAGCATTGGCAGACTATGGTCTTAGTGGAACAACCTGCAAAGCAGGTGCGTACATTACTGTGCCAGAATCGTCAAGCATCACATCATTGACAATGTCAAGTGGAAGCTGCATTGTTTACAAGCAATGAACGGAATAGTCAACATAGCAAGAAGACAGGCATCTTCTGCCGGTGGCGCAGCACCTGCGGACATCAGGATGATAACTGTGTGGAATGTCGCGTCAGATGGCGAGACAGTCACATTGCCTTACAAAAGTGGCGGCACATTTAGTGGCACCATTGATTGGGGCGATTCAACTGTTGTTGCCAATTCCATTGCAAACAAATCACACACCTACACATCAGCAGGAACCTACACTATCATCATTGATGGTGATGTCCAAGGATGGGCGTTTGAGAATGGTGGCGATAAGTTGAAGATTACGGATGTCTCGAACTGGGGAACAGGATTTGTGTTTGACAGAACCAGGATGTTCCAAGGATGTGCCAACATGGATGTGTCTGCAACTGACATTCCAACAATCACATCAACATCATTTTCAAGTCAATTCTATCAGACAGGAATCACATCTGTTGATTGGTCGGCTTGGGATATGAGCGGAGTAACTGATTACCAATTATGCTTTCAATTGTCATCAAGTTTCAATGGTAATGTTGCTAATTGGGTTACTTCCTCAACGACTAATATCAAAAACATGATGAACGCTTGTTCATCTTTTAACCAAGATTTAAGTAGTTGGGTAACTGATAACATAACGAATGCAGAAAGAGCATTTTACAATTGCGACTCCTTCAACTCTTCGGTTGCGAATTGGACGCTTAACGGAACTTGGTTCAGACCATTTGACAACTGCGACGTATTTACTGGGATCGGAGTTGATACTTGGGACGTTAGCGGTTTAGTTTCTGCTCAAAATATGTTTGTGGGTTGTGTTGCCTTTAACGGAGATGTAAGCGGATGGAATACTTCTTCGTTGACCACAATTGGTAATATGCTATTTGGTTGCGATGCGTTCGACCAAGACCTATCGTCTTGGGATGTGACAGCAATCACAACAGGAAATGGATTTATGCAAAGCGCAACAGGTCTGTCAACAGCTAATTATGATGCATTGCTAATTGCATGGGCGGCACAGTCTGTCAACACAGGTGTTTCCATTTCGTTTGGAACATCGAAGTTTTCGGCTGCTCCGTCAGATGCTGACGATGCAAAAACGACATTGCAAACAACCTATTCCTGGATCATTTCAGATGGCGGATCAGTATAATTGGAAAGCATGAATGAACTAAGATATCCAACAGAACGAACGTATTGGATCGCGTGGACAGATGCAACAGAAGATGCTGTGCAAGGTTATGGATGGACCAATCCAGACCAAGTGACTGAATGTCCATTTCTATGGTACACTACAACAGACCAATCTGCATGGTTGGCAAAGTTAGCTGAACATGGCATTGTGCCAGACATTGATGAACAAGGCAATTTAGTATTCTAATGGACGCAATACTCGAAGCATTAGCATCGTACGGAATCGCAGGCATCTTCTTGGCTGTGTTAGTGTACTATCTGAACAAGCTGACTGACATCCATCGTGAAGAACGGAAGGATTGGCAAGAAGCCAATGACAAGCACGTGGAGAAGTTCGCGGATGTTATATCAGAGAACACCAAGGCATTGGTGGAAATGCGTGGAGAACTGAAGGGAAATAAGTGCAAGATGTAGGTGAATGGTGTGAATGGCGGCCAATCAGATGTGAATGCATAGATGGAAATTGTAATGGAAAAAGAAAAGAAACCAACAAGAAAAAGCGCAGCAAAGCAAGCAGCAGAAGTCATCAAGAAGTTTGAAGGCTTTGAATCTGCACCATATCTGTGTCCGGCTAATGTTCCAACAATCGGCTATGGCACAACAATCTATTCGGATGGCACCAATGTATCAATGGATGATGATGCAATTGATGAAGCACAGGCCGAAGAAGAACTGCTGAACCATATCAAGAAGGTGGAGAAGCAGGTGAATGGTGTCCTGGATGTGAAGCTGAAATCAAACCAGAAGGCTGCATTGATTTCATTTGTTTACAATATAGGCATTGGCAACTTTAGCAAATCAACATTGCTGCGAAAAGTGAACCATTGTCCGGATGATCAGAACATTCCGTTTGAATTTAGAAGATGGACCAAAGGTGGCGGCAAGGTATTGCGTGGATTAATTCGCAGAAGAGAAGACGAAGTTGAACTATGGACAGGCAATTGCTGATTCATCTGTTCAAATCTGTGTGGCCATACATGGTCACCTTTCTTCTTGGTGTACTTGTTGCATGGCAAGGTTGTGGAACAGGTGCCAAGACAATCACAGAGACAATTGAAATTGAAAAGCCAATATATCGGACCGAATACGTGGACCGATGGAAGACCGACACAGTTCGATTTGTTGAACGTGTAACTGTCACAGACACTATCACCAACACCATCATCCAGGAACGTGAAGTTCTGAAGATTGACACAGTTCAAATCATCCAAGCATGGCTGACAGAAGTGAACAGATACGACACAACCATCACATTGGCTGATGGCAGCTTGCAAGCAACTTGGTTCAATTACCAAAACATAACAGAAGAAGCAGCATTCACCTACACATCTAATGTCCAGAAGGCACCAATGTATGGAATAGGTGTTCACGCATCCATCGAAGCACAGACTGATTTCATCGAAAATGTCACACCATTGTTTGGTGTTGGAATACACGGAGACATTCGAAAGTTGTATATTACTGCCAACTACAAATTCAATGGTGACCATTATGTTGGTGTAACTGTTGGCCGCAAACTATGGCACAGATGAGCGCAAACTATTACTATCACACGGATGCAGATGTCCGGAAGCAGATTGATGAACTACTGCACCAGAATGCATTGATTCAATGCAATCTTGGAACCGACAGCACGAAGGAAGAAAGGACAGAAGCGAAGAAGCAATGGATGGAATTGGCTGTCCAGATTCGTGACATTGATCCTAAATTCTACAGAGAACGAATCATGGCACAGCACAGATGAACAAGCAATCCATCAAAGGTGAAATTATCCAAGAATATCTGAAGCATTGGTCACATCTGCCATCATTATCATTGGCGAAACTGATATACAAAAGGAACAAATATGCATTTATAGATGTGGAGAATGTGAGAAGAATTATCAGATACTATCGTGGACAGGCAGGTGACTTAGGTAGGGCAAGTTTGCAAAACAAGGAACACATAACAACAGAGAAGGCACAACAGGCCAAAGCATTAGGCATTGCCAATCCATTTGGTCTTCCAGAATCAGATGAATCTGAATGGGAACCATTCATTCTTCCAAAGGCAGCCACAAGAATACTGCTGCTGTCAGACATCCATGTGCCATATCACAACATTGATGCCATCACCAAGGTAATTGAATACGGCAAGGAACAGAATGTGAATGCTATTGTGTTCAATGGTGACACAGTTGATTGCTATGCATTGTCACGTTATGAACGTGATCCAAGGAAAAGGTCATTCGCTGAAGAATTGGAAGCAACAAGGCAA